ATGTACTGGTCTTTCTGTTTCATCTAAGTTATTTAAGTTTTTCACTATTATTTTTGAAATACCCTCTACATATCCAAGTTCACCTACTTCCATCAAATCATTAAGCTGTAATTTTATGGAATCTACAAAATCAGTAATATTCATAGCATTTTTACAGGTTTCGTTTAAAAAGAAATTAAGATTAAATGCTTTGTTATGTGAATTGATGTTGTTAGTTGTATTATTATTATTTGTTACTATACCAGTTTTTACTAAATTGCTTATGGTATTATTCTGATCTAATATGATTTGCTTCATTTCTTTGTTATCTTTAATTAACTCCATAACAAGTTCTGTCGTTATTACATTTGATTTTTTTGAACATTTCTTTCTGTGACGATAATAACCTGTATTGTATTTATAAACATTCCCACATTCACATTGATATGATTTGGAACTTTTTGGAACTAAATTACTACCATTTTCTACCATTTTACTACCATTTTCGCGATTTTTATGTTTATCGGTTGTTAAATGTCTGTTATATTGACTTTTTCTACACGTCGAATAGTCACATATATCACATATATATTTTCCGGAACTTTCTGGAACTAAAACACTACCATTTACTACCATATATTGGTAGTAGAAAAAGTTCCTAAATACTTTTCGACAAAAAATATGAAAAAATTATGCTCATAAAATTTTTCATTTTCGTTTAATATAAGACCATAAAATTTCATTATCAAGTCAAAAAATTCCGTCAGTAAGGACTTTTTGGACAAGTCAATTTTGGACATTTTTTTTGTCCATTTTCAGAAAGTTAAAACACTTTTCATTTTTTGAAATCAGTGGATTTCTCTTCATATGTAGGGAATAAAAAATGACATATTTTCAAAAATTTCCTGAAATCCCCTTCATCATGTAGTAATCCGTCTTTAAGTAGTTAAATTAATATATATATATATATATATATACTAACTTAAAGAACTCAACTATTTTATTGTTGTAACCTTGGAAATATTTTTTATAATTTTTTCATTCTTATCTTGGTCTATAGTCATAACTTCTACAACCATCTTATCGTATTTATCTGATACTTTTGAATAAGCATTCTTATATTCTGGATATTTCTCTCGAAACTGTGGAAGTAATCTTATATTTTTATCTGCTACTTTTGTAATTGCTTTCCTCAAGTGGGTTTTATTATCATCTTCTTTATTCCATTCACCTTGATCTTTTACATACATTGTTTCTCTTTTCTTGTCTGTGCAATGTACTGGTCTTTCTGTTTCATCTAAATTATTTAAGTTTTTCACTATTATTTTTGAAATGCCTTCTACATATCCAAGTTCACCTACTTCCATCAAATCATTAAGTTGTAATTTTATGGAATCAACAAAATCAGTGATGTTCATAGCATTTTTACAGGTCTCGTTTAAAAAGAAATTAAGGTTGAAGGCTTTGTTATGTGAATTGGTGTGATTATTATTATGTGAATTGTTAGTTATTCCATTCTCCGTTAATTTAATCACCATATCTTGCTGTCCTTTAATAAGTTCGGCATTTTGTTTAAGAAGAGTGATTATGAGTTCATCTTTATCAAGTTCAGTAAGTTTTTTAGTTGTTTCTTGTTTAGGTTCTTCAGATTTATTACATTTTTGTTTATGTTTCCATAAACCAACACGAGATTTAAAACTTTTATTACAACAATTACATATAAAATCCTTAATATCGTTGGCAACTTCATGGCAACTTTTGTTGCTAAAAGTGTTAACTTCTGTTAACTTTGTATGTTTAGATGTTGTTAAATGTTTATCATAACTACTTTTTTTATCTGTATAATAGTTACATGATTTACAAAAAAATCTTTGAGCAACTTTTGAGCAACTTCCTGTTAACATTTGTTATATATAAAGTTAACAAAAAAAGTTGCTAAATCCTTTTTATAAAAAAATATGAAAAATTATCATAACAAAAATAAAAAATATGATTTAAAATAAGACCATAAATTTTCATTATCAAGTCAAAAATTTTCGTCAGTAAGGAGTATTTGGACAAGTCAATTTTGGACATTTTTTTTGTCCATTTTCAAAAAGTTAAAACACTTTTCATTTTTTGAAATCAGTGGATTTCTCTTCATATGTAGGGAAGAAAAAATGGCATATTTTCAATAATTTATGGAATTTCCCTTCATCATGTAGTAACCCGTCTTTAAGTTCATTTAAGTATATATATATATATATATATCAACTTAAAGAACTCAACTATTTTATTGTTGTAACCTTAGAAATATTTTTTACAATTTTTTCATTCTTATCTTGGTCTATTGTCATAACTTCTACAACCATCTTATCGTATTTATCTGATACTTTTGAATAGGCATTCTTATATTCTGGATATTTCTCTCGAAACTGTGGAAGTAATTTTATATTTTTATCTGCTACTTTTGTAATTGCTTTCTTCAACTTAGTTTTCTTATCATCTTCTTTATTCCATTCTCCTTCATCTTTTACATACATTGTTTCTCTTTTCTTGTCTGTACAATGTACTGGTCTTTCTGTTTCATCTAAATTATTTAAGTTTTTCACTATTATTTTGGAAATACCCTCTACATATCCAAGCTCACCTACTTCCATCAAATCATTAAGTTGTAATTTTATAGAATCAACAAAATCAGTAATATTCATAGCATTTTTACAGGTCTCATTTAAAAATAAATTAAGATTAAATGCTTTGTTATGTGAATTGGTATGAGTATTATGACTATTATTAGTAGTATTATGAGAGCCGTTTTTAACAATTTCCATTAATTCTGCATTTTGTTTAATTAATATCATAATAAGTTCTTTATCAAAATTTGTTTCATTTTTTGTTGTTTCTTGTTTGGTTTCATTTTGTTCTTGATTACATGTCTTTTTATGTCTCCATAATCCTTGTCTATGTTTATATTGTTTTCCACAAGAACATATACATACATCATCTTCATTTTTTTGGCTGATTTTTGGCTGATTTTTGGCTGATTTTTGTCCCTTCGTGTAACCATATGTAACCATATTATGTTTATTGCTATTCATATGTGTATCATAATTAGTTTTTTTAGACGTACTATAGTCACATAATTTACAATAAAATTTTGGCTGAATTTTTGGCTGAATATTGTCTCCTAAAGTAACCATAATGTAACCATAGAAAAAAATCTAAATCCTTTTTCAAAAAAAAATATAAAAAATTATCATAACAAAAATAAAAAATATGATTTAAAATAACACCATAAATTTTCATTATCAAGTCAAAATTTTTCGTCAGTAAGGAGTATTTGGGCAAGTCAATTTTGGACATTTTTTTTGTCCATTTTCAGAAAGTTAAAACACTTTTCATTTTTTGAAATCAGTGGATTTCTCTTCATATGTAGGGAAGAAAAAATGGCATATTTTCAATAATTTCCTGAAATCCCCTTCATCATGTAGTATCCCGTCTTTAAGTTCATTTAAGAATATATATTATTTTGCCTTCTTTGGCCGACCTCTTGGCTTCTTTTCTTTCACTTCTTCTGTTACCTTCTTTGACGATGGTTTTAGCTTATCACCTAAAAGTTTAACGTCTTCATAATTTATTTTTTCTCTTTTATTTTTATACATTGTAGAAATTCTACCTAAGAATTGTGGAAATTTTACCATTGCTTTCTTATTACATTTTGAAGTGGAATTTATTGTACTTAATGCTACATGAGGCGCAAACTCCCAGTTTGTCATATTTACTTGTGTTTCAAATAAATCCGCATCCGATAAAGCGTCTGATGAATAAGCCAAATTATCTAACCTTTTTACTTCATTATTTATACTTAATATATTATTTATATAATTCTCTTGAACCATTAATGTATGCAAATCATTCGACAACCAATATGTATCATATTTGCTATCTATTGTTTCATCCATCGATAACAATTTTCCTGTTGTTTCAAATATGTTTGAACTTTGAATATTTTTCTTACTTTTACGCATTTCAATTTGTAATGTATTTATTATAAATCTTATGTCACCATTTGATTGTTCATATAATTCTTTTAATTCTTGTTCTTTAATTTTTATTTTTTCAGTTACTACAATCTTGTAGAGTAACCTATACACATCTTGATAACTTGGTTTCGTCATTTTTATATCAAAACAATAATTCAAAATGGGTTTTATTGACTGATCAAATCTGTCATTACATATACAAATAATCGGAATCTTTGTTTCTTTTATACATTCCGTTAAAGATGATATAAACCCATAATCACCACCAGCATCTATTTCACTAACTACTAATACATTTTCTTGTCCATCAAATGTTTTTTTAGTTTTCAAAATAGGTTTAATTATATTATTCATATAATCTTTATCTCTTTCATCTTCTAATGATAAATTTATAATATTATAATCATGTTTATTTAAAATTAATTCGACCAAAAGTGATTTACCAATACCAGTGAATCCAGATACTAACGCACATTTATTTTTCTTATTTGTTGACTCCCATTCCAATAACCATTTAATAAATGGTTGAATAATATTTTTATTGCCAACAAAATCATCAATCTTTTTTGGTCTATAAATAGTGGTAAACATTGTTATATTATTTGATTATAAAATGTATATATTCTTATAATCAATTTTATTCAAAATTAAATAAACAAAAAAATCATATTTAAATAAACAAATATATAAATATTTATAATCATGATAACATGTAATTTGATGGGGGGATTAGGTAATCAAATATTTCAAATTTTTGCTACAATATCTTATGCTATTAAGAGTAGAAATAAGTTTAAATTTCTAAATGTATCTACATTAGGTACTGGTTCAACTACCATAAGAAATACATTCTGGAATTCATTCTTTAATAGACTAAAACCATTTTTATACGATAATATCCCACAACCTATTCATGTAATTAGAGAGAAAGACTTTACATTTAATGAGTTGCCTATTTATGAAATGATTAGCAATGATTGTTTAATTTATGGTTACTTTCAAAGCTATAAATATTTTCAAGAAAATTATGAAATGATATGTAGAATTATTGGACTACAAAAAATGAAAGAGGAACTTATACAAAAATTGGGTTTAAATGGTGAATACTTAAAAAAATGTGTTAGTATACATTTTAGATTGGGCGATTACAAAAAACTACAACATTTTTATCCATTAGCAACATATGATTATTATATAAATTCGCTTCGTTTTATTCAAAATAAAACAAACGAAACATTTACTGTATTATATTTTTGTGAAGATGACGATATTGATGATGTATTAGAAACTATTAATAAATTAAAAGAAGAATTTCCAGATTATAAATTCATAAGAGGAGTGAATACACTGGAAGACTGGGAACAAATGTTGTTTATGAGTTGTTGTCATCACAATATTATAGCAAATAGTTCATTTAGTTGGTGGGGTGCTTATTTTAATAGTTGGTCAGATAAAATAGTCTGTTATCCATCAGTATGGTTTGGAGAAATAGCTAAAAATAATACAAAAGATTTATGTCCTCCAGAATGGAATAAGATTCTTGTGTAATTAACCTCTTTTACACCTTTTTACCACCTGAATTGAATGCAGATAAATTATGTACTCTATGTTTAACCGTTATCTGAGGACAATTATAAAATCGTTTATTTTGTTTTCTAATTCTAATCCATAAATCATAATCTTCCACTCCATCAATTTTAGGATCCCACCAGCATAATTCTTTTCTTACAACGACACTCGAGTTAATAATAGGATTAACTTTTGCGAAATCAAAATTACTAATAAATTTTTCACATTCTCTCTAAATAATATAAACCTGTCTAAAATATATAAAAGAGTAAAATCTGTCCATTTAGTTTAAATTCAAACTAAACCAACAATCTTCAAGTGTGTAAAGTAACTTTAGTAATTTCTAATTATATTATTTATATAATATATAAATATGGATAATTTAGATTTAGATTTAGATTTTTTGTCAAAAAAATATTATCTCGATATAAACATACATATTGGTTGTCATAAGTATATACATAGTGGTTGTCATAATTATGTACCAGGTTATACAAGTATTTTTAAAGATATAAGATATGATGTTAAAAATTTATTAGCAATTGGTATAGGTTCTATAGAAAATGGGCAAGTTGATGGTGTAGTTCATCCTAACTATAAAACAGGTAATAATTTAAAATGTTGGAGTGAATATTTCCCAAGTTCAAAAATTTATGGTATAGATATTTTTCAAGATAATGAATTAAATACCGATAAAATAAATACTTTTGTTGTAGATCCAAGTAACGAGAATGAACTTCAAAATTTTATGGATACAATTGATTGTAGTCTTAATATAATTATTGATGATAATAATCATACAGCAGAACACCAAGTAAATTGTTTTACTTTTTTAAATAAATATTTATCTGAAAATGGAATATATGTAATTCAAGATATTCAACCTGAAAATATTAATAAATTTATGGACCTATCTATATTTCCATTAAATTATATAGAATATATAAAAGAAAATTTTAATGTAATATATTTTGATACAAGGAAAGATTATAATCGTGATGATGATTTTATGGTAGTATTTAAAAAAATTTAATTTAATATAATTATCTATTTTTCTAAATTTTCAAATATATAATTTTTATAATAAAATTTAAAAATAAAGTAATTTTTATTTGTAACTAATGTAGTTTGTGGTCTTTCTTCAACTATTTTTACACCTTTTCCTATTATATTTATAATTTTATTTTTATTATAAAATATAATAAAAATAAAATTATAAATATTATATGATTAAGCAAGAATATATAATGCTAATTATGAATTGTAAGAAATATATAAAAAAAGCTCAATTTCAAAAGATGACTTGGCTACCAAAAATACCTTCATATTTACAATTCTATCATGTTATTGGTCAACCCGAATTAGATACTAAATATAAATTTGATAATGAAAATAGAATTTTATGGATTAAAGTTGAAGATGATTATAATTCTTTACCAAAAAAAGTTATTAGAGCTTATGAGGCAGTGAATGAAACCTTTGATTTCAAATATATTTTTAAAACAGATGATGACCAAATATTAGTTAATGAAAAATTTTTAGATGTAGTAAAGGGAATAACCAGTGGCAGTAAAAAAATACATTATGGTGGTTATATTGTAGATGTGAAACAAAATTATTTATCACAATATCATAAAATTCACCCAGAATTGCCACAGCACTTACCTATACTTCAAACAAAATACTGTAGTGGTCGTTTTTATTTTCTATCAAAACAAGCATTATCAAACGTAGTTAGTAAGAAGGAATTTATTGAAAAGGAATATTTGGAAGACTATGCTATAGGTTTTAACTTAGACCAATATTATAAATTAAATATCACAAATTTAGCTACAAATAAATTTTTTACTGATATTGAGTTAAATGATTATCCAAAGCTAATAGAAGAGGGTAAAATTTAATTGTTTATATATATATTAATGAATATATATAAACCTAAAATAGATAGACAAGCAAAAAAAGTAGGATTATTTTGTAATGCGAGGGATGAAAATAAAAATATATTACATTTTACCAATAGCAACTATTTTCACATAACATAGGATTGGAAGATAATGTAGATGGTTTATCCTGGTCTAATACATTACACCATTTTTCGTTAAATAATTTTGAAACATTTGGATTTGTTTTCCACCTATTACCAATTATTCCAAAATACAACTGTAATGCCCCTCCAACATACATTGTACTTTTATTTAGTTCTGAATAAATATAATCTGATAATATCATACCAAATCCACCACAACTAACAAGAGCAATATCAAAATTAAATGTTTTGTTTAATTCAAACAAATCGTTCTTCATTTTGTCAAAGTGGTATGTCCATGAATTAATGTCATGACTTCCACCATTTTGTTGAACTGGTTTGTAGATGTGAAAATCAGTAGTTTCATCAAATATTGGTTTATTAAAAATGGTACTGTGTTTTTCTAATTGTTTTTTCGTAGTTTCCTTATGTGACGTAATTATTAATACCTTTTTATTTTTGAAAATATCATTAAATTTATATTCTGGATGATCTACAAAATAAAATGGTTCCAATGATTGAGCACAAATACGTAGTTGATCGGATTTTATTTTATCTAAAAAATCATAATAAGGTTTTGCTTGTGAATACATTCCACCGGACCATATGGCAAGAATATCACTATTTTTACATGATACAGTATATAATTTAACATAATGTTTACACCCTTGGTAATTTAAAACGGAACAAAATGTCCGTAAAAATCAACAAGGTTGTAATGGCGAATCGCACGCCTTTGGACGCTTATCACTCTTACGAGGTATAACGCCAATTTTTTCAGGTTTGAAACATACTGGTCTTTCTTCTCCTCTATACTGGTTGAGAAGCAATCCTAATATGTTTTTAGAAGCATTGATGTCCCTATCCAGACAGCATAATTTACACTCGTTGGTTTTACAACGGATTACACTATGGATATTAGACATTCTTGCTATAGGTTCTAAAACACCATTCTTTTTCCTACAAATACGGTTTCTGTATAACTCAATTGGATTACTACACGAAGAACAGGTTTTACTGGTATTGTATTCATCTATTCCAACTACCTTACAATACTTACGAAGTTCTCGTTTCAATCGTAAAATTGGTGTTGTTGGATGTGATTTTACTAAACCGTGTTGTTGCGAATAATCACCAAATCCTACTAATGTTTTCACATTTTTACCTCCTCCTATGCGTTCGCATATTTTTGCTAAGGTTGATTTGCTTCTACAATAGGAAGTGAAGTTCAAATTGCGAAACCCTTTTTCTGTATGAAACTCCGTAAAGGTTCGCATTCGTGGAAATACGTATTTGAAATATTCCTTCATTACGCTTGTTTTGCTGGTTTTTATGGTTGGTATGAGTTTCCATTCTTCATAATGCTCCCATCTTTTATACCACCCTACACGTTTTTTACAGGCATAAATCATTTTGCTTTTATGACGATATTCCTTTGTTGATACTTGAATGATTTTATCATTTGTATCATAAGAAGTAATGAGTGCTCTCACACCAGGGTCAATACCAATAAAGTTATCGTATTGTTGTTCTGTGTATTCACGAACAGGTGTATCAGGTTGTTTCGGTTTTCTCATCTGTAATACAATACTTTTTCCGTCTGTTAAAATTGTAAATCCAAACTTCTTGTTTTTCGTTTCATACCGATTGATATTGAAAAGTTCCCTCCAATATTCTTCGCTGTTTTCAGAAAACTTCTTCACATCTAAACCACTTTCAACATCACTATTTTCTACTTTTAGTTTCTTTGCTATGTATTTGAGTGTGTTTTCTAAACCAGCATTACAAATGGTAATATGTGATTGCGTAAATCCGTGCTTGTGTGGTAATAAAGTAAAGGTTCGTATTCCTTTTGTATCAGGATACTTTTCAAACTCCTTCAAAATAGAATAGTAAATCTTTACAAAGTGATTGGAATGTTTTACGATGTTTGCTTCAGTTGGTGTGTATTTCAACCATTCACGCATATACAAAATAAACGTGTTCTTTCCTTCGTATTTTGGTTCATAAATATCTTTCAACCAACGATATACAACAGCATTATCAGTTTCACCAGTTCGTAGTTTCAAATATTTACGAAACCGATTATAAAAGTTCAGTTTCAAATGATTATTCGCCATCGTGAGTTGTAATTTATTCAGGTTGGTAATGTATCCTAAGCATAAATAATCACGAGCAGGTAAAGCATCGGTAATATATTCCCTCATCTGTGAAAAACTTTCATATAATTCGGTAGTTGTATCGGTAGTATCCTTTGTATATTTGAGTTGTGAAACCATACAACACGCTTGATAAAACAGGTTCTGCTTTATTTCAGGCAAGGGTTTGTGTTCTTCCAAAAGACGTGTAAAATGGAAGTTTATCAACTTGTAGGATAAGAAACAGATGGTATTTATCTTGGGTAAAATATCCTCAACAATCGTGTCTGCTAAAAGGTTGTTTTTACAAAAGGATTTCCACGAAGACTTGATACAGGTAAAATCAGTATTCTTGTTTTCTTCCTTACGAAGTGATACGTCATTTCTAACAACCTTCTCCTTGGGTTTCTTTTCCTCCTTTTTCTTTTTTCCCATTCTATATACTTACTAAATATTTTATTTTTAAGTTATTTATTAATTAACAAATAACTTATTTATTCCTAAATATTCTATACTTTGTAAGTTATTTATTAATTAACAAATAACTTACTTATTCCTAAATATTCTATACTTTGATGTTGATATAGATTTTCCGTTTTCAAATCCAATCAATATCGGTGATGCTTCAAATGTGTATCCTTGTTTTCGTAATATACCACGCAAAATATTTATATATGGACGCTTACACGTTGCGTTTGGTTTGTATGGTGTTAAACAACTTACAGCAAAATATTTTTTAATTTCATCTTTCATATCTAATATTTTTGTTTGCTTTTCAATATCATTTTCTAATTCATTCAATAAAATAGAATTATTTTCATCCAATTCTAAAATGCTAATAAGTCTATTACATATATCTTCTCTTTCTGTATGATATTTCGTTTCTAATTTTTCTCGCATTTATTTGCCTATAATATATAATTATTTTGTTTTTATGTTATTATCATTTTTATATTTCTTCAAAGTTCTCCTTCTGGTTGAGCGTTTTGATGGTATTTTGAATTGTTCCTTATCATAAGCATAATTGAAATAGTTCCTATAATTTTCAGGTTTTACTTTTGCGATTGCGTTTTCTACTGATTTATTCAATTCGTTATATCGTAATACGCTTCTATTTTGTTTGAGGTAATGTTTTACTTGGTTAAAGAACGCTTCTATAGGATTAGTAATAGGTGTATAAGGCACTGAATGTAAATATTGATTACCACTTTCGGTAATAGCGTCCCATACATAATTGTTTCTATGTCCTCCAGCATTATCCATTACGATTAGATGGTCTTTGTATTTTCTAAAAATGTATTCTTTCATAAACTCAACCAAACGCTCCTTATTCATAGCACCTTTTTGAAACATAGTCCAACCAATACATTTAGAGTTGCTTATTGCTACTAATAATGTATATTTACGAAACACAAATGTATCATCGGTTTTGAATATACATCGCTTACCTAATTCACATCTTGAATATTCATTCATTATAACTGGTCGTATAGCAGTTTCATCAATACTAATAATTTTATTCATTGGATATTTACTAATCTCACTATAAAACTTATTCAATTCAGTTTGTTTGAAAATAGGTTTCTTGTATCTAATAATAGGAAAATGTGAATGGCGTGTTCGTTTCCTTGTTTTGTTATTATCACGGAGAATATTATTAAGTTGTCGTGCTGAAATATCCAACGTTTTATGTTTCTTTTGTAATTGATATTGAAGTTCATTCATTGTAATCTGTTCGTCTTCTTTTAGTAATTGTAAAGCATCATTAACTTGTTTTTGTGTAATTTTATAGGAAATCGCCTGACGATTATTTCGTGTAATATTATGTTGTGATTTGTATTTTTCAATCCATCGGTATAACGATGTCTTGCTACACCCAAAAATATCGCATACAGCGTCCATACTATTTGGTGTTTCTAAATAATATTTAACCGCACTAAGTTTATAATCTTCTGTTTTATGTTTCATTGTTGTTATATATTTTGTTCCGTTTTAAATTACCAAGGGTGTAATATCATCGGTTGATTTCATTTGTATTCCGGCAGTAGTGAGCATTTCATGTAATAGTCGGTTATCTATATTCGTTTTAGTTAATACTTTTCCACATAAATTAGGTTCATTTCCAGATAATCTTCCAATGAAAAATGGTTGATCTTTTTTATTTTGTTCTAATATATAATTTTATAAATAAAGAAATGATTCAATCTTTTGATTTTCAGTAAATGGCTTTGTTAAATCAGTGAATTCCATAAACTAATTTATAATAATATATATTATTATAAATCTTTATATTCTGATAATATAGATTTATATGCACTACATAAAATAAAAATATAATTTCGTAAAATAACATAAATAAGTTTTTATAATATATATATATCATGAAAATAGGATGTATTATACCTGCTACATCAAAGAATAGACCATGGACAAGTGTAGAAGAATCTTATTTATATACAACAACTTTAAAAAGTTTTATGATTACATATAGCAATAAATACAAATATATTTTTTATATTGGGATTGACACGAATGATCCAATATATGATAATACAGAAAATAAAGAAAAACTAATAAAATTTTGTAAAACAATGAAAAACATAGATATAGAGTTTATTTATATGGATGGTATTACAAAAGGTCATTTAACTGTTATGTGGAATCGATTATTTGAAAAAGCGTACAAAGATGGTTGTGATTATTTTTTTCAATGTGGTGATGATATAGAATTTAAAACGAAAAAATGGGTAAATGATTGTATATCTACTTTACAAAAATCAAATGACATCGGTGTAGTAGGTCCAGTTAACAATAATGCAAATATTTTAACTCAAAGTTTCGTTTCAAGAAAACATATGGATCTTTTCGGATATTATTTTCCTCCTGAAATTATAAACTGGTTTTGCGATGATTGGATAAATAATGTGTATAGAGGAATTAATAGATTTTATCCATTAATTCATCATCTATGTATTAATGTTGGTGGAACCCCTAGGTATAATATTAATAATGAAACATATAACAGTAATGAGAATTTCAATCAAAAATGTAATGAAATAAATCAGTTATGTAATAGTATTGTTTTACGTGATTTAGAGAGAATAGATTATAAAAAATATAAGTCCAAACCAAGTAGTTTTTGTTCAATTTGTACATCTAATTGTGCTTTTGAATTAGTAGGTTTATTATTATCATTATCAGTATTTCATCCTAATGAAAAAATGTTTATATTATGTGATACGAAAACAAAATCTATTATTGATAATATGACACCTCAACCAAGATTAAATATAACGTGGTTTATTGAATTGGATAAATATGATGGGATGAACCGGCAAATTATGACAGAAAAGGGTATTTGGAGTGATTTTCAAATGGCAAAAGCGAATGTAATTAAATATGCTTTAAAGGAAACGACAGATACATTATTTTTAGACAGTGATATTATACTTACAGATATTATTGATGATATAGATATGTCAAAAGAATTAGGCGTATCTCCTCAGTTTATTACACAAGAACACGTTGATAAAACGGGGTATTATAACGGAGGAATGTTATGGACCAAAAACAAAAATGTTCCAAAGGATTGGATAAAATTTACAAAAACATCGCGATATTTCGATCAAGCATCGATTGAAGATTTAGCAAAAAAATATGCTTATTTTGAATTTGGTGAAAATTATAATTTACAAAGTTGGCGTTTATTTTTATCTTCTGATCCGCCTGAACAGATAGCTAATCACATTTCATATAAACCTAACGATAAATTATATTATAAATTGTTGCCATTAAAATTCGTACATACACACTTTTTAGACAAGAGATTTAAACCATTTAATGATTTAATTATAAATCATCTATCTAACGCAAAAATGTATAAAATTCTAGCAATTGTGTATCGTGTAATAAATAACAATTGGGTTTTGAAAATACCCAAACAACCAATTCAAGGCTTAGGGTGTCATAATAATGATAGTTATAGAGAATTGCCTTTGTTAATGAAACTTCAAAATAAAGATGTAGATATAAAATTTGATGAAAAAACAATTCACTGCTGGATTGAACCAAATATTTTAACATATGATCGCCCAACATTAGAATGGTGTAATCAAGAAATTGCGACTAGTTCATTAATGTTATTAGGTAATGGTGACGTTAAAATGGAAGGTCAATACTTAAAATATAAAATGTCAAAATTGAATATTAAACCATGGATTTTTTGGCCCAGAAAACCTATGCTTCTTGAAAAGGTTCTAAAAATGAAAGGAATTTTGAATTATAATGAACGTGAAAATGAAAGTATTTTTATAGGCAATTTTGAAAATAGTGTTCAAGAGAAATTTCGAAAAACAACTGATTCATGGGATAGTGTTTTAACTGAATATCATTGTACGAAGGGACAACAACATAAATTTAGTCACGAGGAATATTTGTTGAAATTGCGAGGTTCAAGATATGGTCTTTGTTTACGGGGATATGGGTCAAAGTGCCATCGTGAAGTAGAATTAATGGCGTTTGGAACGGTTCCAATTGTTACACCAGAAGTTACTGTTTCGTCTTATATGGAACCATTAATTGAAAATACACATTATATTTTAGTAAAGAGTCCTGAAGAATTAAATAAAAAAATTACAAATATTGATAAAGAACAATGGACTAAGATGTCATCTGCTTGTTATGAATGGTATCAAAGAAACATCCATAGTAAAAACTGCTGGAATAATATGATACAGTATATTTTGTATGAATAAGTTTAATATATTAAATATATTATTAGATAGAATAATATATTTAATATATTATAATATAAATATAAATATAAATATAATATAATATGATGAAGTTATTAGTTGTATTAACTCAATATAAGCGAAATAATTTAGAAAGACAATTAATTCAAATAAAAAAACAAACTATACAACCTGATTACTTAGTTGTATTTCAAAATGAAAATCATATTAATATTGAACATTTAAAAGTAAAATATGATTTCATTCACATTAAAAGTGACTATAATACAAAATATTTTGGAAGATTTGCTTGTTGTTTTAGTTTTCCTGTTGATATTTGTATGATTTTAGATGATGATATTATACCAGGAGACAATTGTTTAAAAAATTATATGGATCAATGTATAAATTTAAATGCTATTATTGGTGGTAATGGACGTATTGGAATGAATAATTCAAACAAAGCTAATTTAAAAAAACCATCAGATGTTGGTATTAGAAATACTGCTACATTAGTTGATTTTGTTGGACATTTATGGTGCTTCAAAAAAGAATGGTTACATTATATGTTTTCAATAAAGCCGTTTACATATGATACAGGTGAAGATATGCATTTATGTTTTACTTCAAAAGTATTAGGAAATATTAATTCTTACATAGCAAAACAATATAGTTTAGATGATATGTGTGATATTGCTAACAACCAACTTGCGTCTGACCAACATTCGTCATACAAAATTACTAGTCCTGAATTACGCAGTAATGTGGAAAAGTATTTTATAGATAATTATAAGTTAGAGTTAATCATTAAAAATTAATATAAATACATTAATATTATAACTATAATAATGTATTTGATTTGTTTTGGAACACGACCTGAATTAATAAAATGTATTCCTTTAATTCACAAATTTACAGAGAAAAAAATAGAGTTTAAAACATTATTTTCAGGACAACACGAGTCATTAATTGAAGATTTTTATAAATATATAGATAAACCAGATTTTGTTTTTACGAATATAATGGAACATGGACAAACATTAAATCAGTTATGTAGTAAAATTTTATTACAATCAAATAAATTATTTCTAGAAAATAAATTTTCAAATGTGATAGTTCAAGGAGATACGACTACCGCATACTCTCTAGCATTAAGTGCGTTTCATTTTCAAATATCAGTAATACATTTAGAAGCGGGATTGCGAACAAATGACAAATATAGTCCATTTCCAGAAGAAATAAATAGACGGTTAATATCGCAAATAGCAAACATTCATTTATGTCCAACCGCATTATCTGTGGAAAATCTTCAAAAAGAACAAATAACTACTGGTATACATTTAGTTGGAAATACAGTAGTTGATATTTACAAATACATATTTGAAAATACAATTCCTTCTAATAAAATACAGGAAATTATTAACAATAATGAAGAATACATTGTAGTAACATTACATCGTCGTGAAAACAGAGGGAATAAAATGACATCTATGTGGAATCAATTAAATACATTGTCTAGTAAATATAAATTTATCTATATTACTCACCCATCATTACCAGATAGTAAAAATATATTGAATAATACGAATATTATACTATTAGATCCCCAAGATTATGAAAATATGGTTCATTTGATTTCTAATAGTAAAGGGATTATAACAGATAGTGGTGGATTACAAGAAGAAGCAGTATGTGCAATGAAGAAGGTATTGGTATGTAGAGATACAACAGAACGTCCAGAAACGATAGAATGTGGTTTGGGTAAATTAATTCATACACAAATTACAGAAAATATTTCTTTTTTTGATGAAGAGTTTATTGATATAGTAGATAACCCTTATGGAAATGATGTTTGTGAAAAAATATTGGAAAGAATGAAGTTAAAATGAATGTAGTTTAAATTATATAATTTTTTTATTTTTAAATATATATAATGAAGGTTTTATTGATGATTATATCACATAATATATCGAATATTAAATTATCTAACATATACGAAAAATTATTAACCCATTAAAAACGGATAATATTGAGGTTGATATAGCAACGTGTGTTAGTGGGTATAATAATATTAATAAAAATGAGGTGAATATAAATTTTAACTTTGATGGATTTCAATTATCAAAAGTATGTTATGTTGTTAATAAATTTAATGATGAATATGAGTATTATATTAAATATAGACCGGAAATAATATTAGACACAATAATAGATAGAACTTTTTTAATTAATTTGTCTAAAAGCAAAATAAATAGTAGATGTAGACAATATGCTGGACCATCTATAGATTTAACATTTGGAATGTCTTGTCAAAAAAATTGTATTAGAAAAGGAGATATACAATATAATGATAAAGTTGTAATATGTCCTGACGACCAAATGTATATTTTTCATAAAAGTATAAAAAAAGCATTTTCACCTATTACAAACGATACATACTTAAATTATTGTAAAAAAATAAACGATAAACGAGAGTATTGGGTTGATAATTGGATGTTGGATGAAACATATTGGGAAAAACATATTTGTGAAAGGGAAGGTTCATCATAAATTTATATGGTATTCGCGTGGTTTTGATATAAATCCAATTTCTTTAAACATAGAAATGAAAGGATAAAAATCATCACATTTATTTGTAAAATAATTATTTAAGTAAAAAATTAATATAATAAATAATTATATTTATTATAATGAATATAATTATTCCTATTGGTGGTAAAGGAGAACGATTTAGAAATCAAGGGTATATTAAACCAAAACCATTAATTGACATTTTTGAGAAGCCAATGACATTCTATGTTTTAGACAATTTAAATATTAACGAGAACGATACAGTTTATATAATTTATAATACGATATTGGAAAAAGATAATTTCACACAAATTATAAAAAATAAATATCCATCAATACAATTTATACCATTACCAAAAGATACAACCGGTGCTGCTGAAACATTATATTTAGGATTGTCCAGTATAATGAATCATATAAATAATTCAAATAAAAACATTGTATTGGATTGTGATACATTTTATCACGAAGATATCATAGATATTTATAGAAATAGTATCTACAATAATGTTGTATTCTATAGTGTAAAAGAAAATGAAAAACCAATATATTCGTACATACAAATGGATGAAAATAGAAGAATAACAAATATAAAGGAAAAAGTGAAAATTTCCAACAATGCGAATACAGGTGCTTATTGTTTTGAAAATATTGAGATATTGTGTAAATATTGCAAATATATATTAGACGAAAATATTGTATTTAATAATGAACCATATACCTCATGTGTAATAAATGAAATGATATCAAAAGATTTTATTTTTCATGGTATAGAATTAAAAGATAGTAGTATTATTTCGTTAGGCACACCAGATGATGTAGAAAAATATATAAAGAATACAAATGTTTTATTATTCGACTTAGATGGAACTTTGGTGGATACAGACTTTATTTATATCAAGGTTTGGTGCGAATTGTTAAAAAAATATAACATTAGATGTGATAAAATATTTTTTGATTATTTCATTAAAGGGAAAAGTGATAATACTTTTATGAGTTATATTGATTCATCAATAACATCCAATAAGATAGCTGAAATATCACGAATGAAAGATGCGTTATTTATAGAATATTTGCAAAAAGAAGAGCAAATATTATTTGATGGGGTCCTCGATTTTTTCAAAGAAAATAAACATCATAAAATAGCTATAGTTACAAGTTGTAATAAAAAGGCTGCTGAATATATTTTACAATATACTGGATTAATTAAATATGTAGATTTGGTTATAGCGTCAGAAGATTGTAGTCGCCATAAACCAGACTCACAACCTTATTTAAAAGCAATCGAGTATTTTAATGCGAATAAAGAAAATGTATTTATATTTGAAGATAGTTACTCTGGTTATTGTAGTGCAAAACGAACACATATAACAAATATATGCCTAATAGAAAACAGTAATTCTTGTAGTGAAATTACTAAGGCAGTTCAATTTAAATATAATGATTATAATAAGTTGAATTTAAATAATATAATAGATTTTTATATGAATACTCGTGATAATAGTGTTCTAGATTACATAAAACAAATAACAGAATGTATAAATACCATTCCAATTAAAAGTATTACAAAAAATAGTAATAATTTAAAAACTGGATATATTTGCGACATAAATAGTTATAACATTCAATATGTTAACAAAACATGTGAAAATATTGTTCTCAAAATAAGTAATTTTGATAATGAGCTGTCATCCACTGCTATAAAATTAAATATGTATGAAAATGAAACCTATTTTTACAACAAAATATCACATTTAGTCACAAACACTCCAAAATATTTAGGTTCGTTTAAAGATAATCATAAGGATGCTATTTTATTAGAGGATTTAAATAAGTATTCGGGAACATTTAATATAAATTTAAATAAAAATGTACATTTATTGTTTAATGTGGTTAAAAATATACACGATATTCACAAGACATTTCGTTTTGAAACCAATGATGATATGATACCAAATATGAAGTGTTTGAAAAAAATAAATGAAATATCATATTTTAAAGAGTTTATTAATACACGATATGAAATATTTGAAAAGAATGTAAAGTATATTTTAAACAGTAGTGAAAAAAATATAATTAAGAAAATATACGATAATATTGACAAAATATACGATGAAGCGTCATGTTTCCCGTTGAGTTTTTGTCATGGTGATTTGAAAAGTCCAAATATATTTTATAAAAATAATATTGAGCCAATATTTTTAGATTGGCAATATATACATTTAAATAAAGGCGTTAGTGATATTGTATTTATGTTGGTTGAAAGCATAGAATTTGATATTATGACAGTCGAATTAGTTGTAAATTTTTACTATAAGTTACAAAATGAAATACATCCTATATCATATGATACATATATGAATGATTTTAAAAATGCACTGTGTATTTTTCCATTTTTTGTATGCGTATGGTTTAATAGCGAATCTGGCGACAAACTATTGGACCCAGTATTTCCTATTAAATTTATGAAAAATCTAATGAAATATTATAATTATTATTTGCATGAATAATTTGTCTTTTTCAAAAATTCACTTACTTCTTTATTGTCTAAAAGTTCGTTAAGTACATTAGTAGGTAATTGTTTATATTTATTTGATGCTCCATTTGATGTATTATGTGACATACATAACAAGGTTTTAACATTATATAGTATATTATATTTTAATATAAAATTTTTTTAATATACTATTTTTTTAATATAAAATGTTGGCGAATAAATACTTGTCGGAAATTGCTCGTATTTCCCATGAATAGTCTTTAAAAATTTATCTACACCTACACTCTCATCCCATTGATGATATGCATATTCATCAAATACAATTATACCATTAATAGATACATTATTCCACAATTTTAGTAAAATTTCATATGTTGGTTCACCTACATCCAAATCCATATATAACAATTTAATTTTTAAGCCAGGATTATTATTTACAAATATAGATGAAGTGGATACAGCATTTCCCTGTATTAACTTATATCTTGATGAATCAAACACTGATAATTTTTTTTTAACACCTTCTAATGATAAATCACTTTGTTCTACACGATTTACAACATCTGTCATCATTGCCTTGTTTATTCCATTCAATTCACCAACAACTTGTTCGGGATTAAAAAAATCGAAACCAATTACTTTAGTTATAGTATTCGGTTCATACATATTAATTAATTTTGACCATAATGCAATTGATGCACCTTTAAACACGCCAAATTCTAATATATCACCCACTATATCTTTAACATTTAAATATAACTCAGTACGTTTTATCATTTTATTAAATACACGACAATCTTTTGAAAATATAAAGTTATTGTACGAGTCATATACATCTTGATGTGTTGCTTCTATCCCATTATATATACTGATTTCATTCTGAGAAATATCCATTATAATTATATAATTATATAATTATATTTTCTTTATATAATTATACTCTTTATATAGTTATATATGAAAATAGCATTATGTATATCTGGTTATTTTACAAATAAAAATAATGATGATTTATTAAAAACTAATTATATTTATGATAATATTATTAATCGTATTAAAGAATGCCATAATTTAGATATTTTTATTCATTCATTTGATAAAAAATCTGAAGAAAATATTAAAACAAAATATCCTCAATGTAAAAAATGTATAATACAACCGCAAATTAATTTCAGAAATAAATTAAAATGTAATAATTTAGAATTTGAAAAAGAATTAGATGAAAAACAATTTCCATCTCCAATTACAATAGATTCACAATTGAGTTTTATGTATTCTAGAAAACAATCTATTATGATGGCATTAGAAGAAGATACACTATATGATTTAATTATATGGTGTAGGTTTGACTTGTGTATAAGATTAAAAAAATATAAAAATCATTGTAATAGTACAAAATTAATATTACCTGATATCACAAAAATTGACACAAGTAAATTATATATGTCTGATTGGGAACATTTTCATAGTGGTTATTCTGACCACTGGTTTTTTTCAAATCCTGAAATTATGACTAAAATAGCTAACATGTACGATGAATTATATAATTACTATCAAATAGATAGTGACTTTGATAAACATGCTATGTTTTTAATTAAAAAATACAATAATAAAGGTTTTAGAGCAAATAGTCACACAATACACGAATTTTTTCTAAATTCACACCAAATATTTTTATCAAAAATAAAAATATTGAGGTTTAATGGAAATTAAAAAATAATTATATTTATATTATATGAATAAAATATTTATTTCAGGATCTTGCAGATTATTATCATCTTTTGGATATGAATATAATAATAAAGTATATGCATTAAATTCAATGGATCATAATTTTATAGGAAACAACTTTATGGGTAAACTACATGATATAGAACAGCATATTCAATTTATAAAATATTTAAAAAATCAAATTACTATTCCAAAAAAAATATTAAGTTTGTTTTTAACAACGTATTGGAAAGATATTACTAACTATAAAAATGATTGTCATAGAAATTTAGATAAATTGAAAGAGATACAAGATAAATTTGAAATGACCGATATTTATATATTTGAGATATGTTCTCTTAAAACATATTGTAAAGAAGGGTTTTTTGTTCAGGAAGAATTATGTAAATTAAGAAACAAAAATGGAGGATATGATATAGTTGAAAAATATGATACAAAAATTTTATCTAGCGAAGAATTATTATTAAAATTAAATGAATTACGTAATCTTATACATTCATCAAAGCCAATAGTATTTCAAACTCATTTTCGTCCTAATATAATGTATAACAATAATAATATGTGTATAAAAAACAGAGAAATAATATTCGATACTATTGAATATTTTTGTAAAAATAATAGTAATGTATTCATTTATGACCCAAGTATAATAGTTAAATTATATGGACCAACTATGTTGACAGATGATACTCATTTTTCAAAAAAAGGACATATTAAAAATTTTGAGTATATTTATAATAACTACATACACAGAAAATGATAATTAAACTAAAAAAGGCATTATATTATAATATATAAATCTAACGTAAAACTTCTGGTAATTCGCCTTTATATTCAAGTGTTTTATGCCATGCAGTTGGTTGAATTGGATGAATATTTTTTAATTCAGGTGTCCAGTTAAGCCAATATTTATTGTACCAATCATTTATATTGAATTGATGACTGTGTCCCCATGTATTAATTTTATTCCAACAATCTTCATCTTTATCAAATACAAAACACATATGATGGCATATAGCATCTAATTGTTTACAATTTTTAGAATTTGGTCTCCTACATCTAATAAATTTTATATTTTTATGTAGATTAATAGCTATTTCAGGATATCCACATATTTGTTTCCCGTTTTCTCCAGTAACTATATAATTATAATTTTTCCAGAACACAATCCATGGTGTTGTATAGAAATCATAATTAGGATTTTCTGTTATTCCATTTATAATTTTTTTGTAATCTTCAAATGTATAAAATTCGTCAGCATCTTGAGTTATTAAATAATCCATACCGTCTTCCTTAGCTTTATTTAAACAACTATTTCTTTCATCTTCATCTAATTTCCATTCACCTTTAATAATAGTAATTTTATCATAATACTTTGATTCTCTTAGAAGGTCTACATTAGAATTATTAATAAATTTTTTTGCATTTTCATTATAACTCCATGGTTTTTCACTCCAAGCAACATAAATTTTATCAACGAATGGTCCACAATTCTCGATAGTTTTCAAAATCCATTTGTCTTGGTTAAAATATAACATATGTACACCGAATTTCATATATATATATATATATATATATATATTCTTTAGGTAATTATAACGGAAATGTATTTAATTTTTGTCGCTTTGAATTTTTAATATATGGTTCATATATTTCTTTTACGTAAATATCATATACTTCATTGTCCAGTAAATAACTATCATTTAAATGTTTGAAATGTTTATTATCATAAAATTTATTTTTAAGTTGTGCGAATTTTCCATAATGAGTTAAATGAATAAACTGAAAAAATAATGGACATGTAAAGTAAGCACATTTTACATATTTTTCACATTTAAGCGACAAGCAATTAAATTTTGAAGCAGTATATTGTTGTACTGGTTTTGATTCCATTTGTCTATAATTATACCCCTTAAATTGGGTCATTATATTTAAAAATGTTTCTTTGCGCCATAGCGTAGGATTCACATTATAAACGAAAAAATCTGGATTATCTATTTTGTATAAATTGCACAATTCATTAAAATATATCTCTTTATTATGCATATTATAAGTTTGTTTTAATGGTGTTTTATCTGGCGGAAATGCACAGTGTTGTAATTCAATTTTATCAATTTTGTTATCTAGTATATATTGTTTTAAACTATTTAATATACTGACATCATATTTGATTAAAACATCAGTTTCATGCATAAATAAAATAACATCGTCAGTAATATTGTTTAAATTAAGTAATCTACTACCATATGGCTGTTTATCGTCATACTTAATAATATTT